AATAAAATGTGCGCTGATGAGATGTTTGAAAAATTAGGACTACGATTGGAAAATGATAGCCCATTCGAATTTGAAGTAAAAAAATGATGATGATAAGGTAATAAAAATTAACAAAGAAAGAAAAGAAATAGCTTGTTTCAATTATTATGATGGATTTGAATATTTAACATTAGAAGAACTACAAGCAATAAATAAGAAAGTAGAGGAATTAGGATGGATGAAGTAACTTTTTATTCTTATAGATATAATGGTGGCGGAACTAAAAAGCAAATATATATAACAATAAATTGCAAAAACAAATCATTTATAACAA